GATTTTAGGTTCTTTCTTCTCTTTCTTGATCTGGTTGCGCTCATTGAACCGTTGTGATCCGTCATCCAGTGAATCAGGAACGATGTCCTCTACGAATCCGTGTGTCTGAACATTGGATGCGTGATCGAGGATGATTGCGTAATCCTTGCCTTCATAAGTCCTTTGAACCCTGCCGTATCTTTGGCACAGAACGATCTTGGAGTCAGTCGGATAGCAGTCAATCAAACACCTGACAGATGGTGCGTCATAGCCCGTGTTCAGCAAACGTGAGCAACTGAGAATCTTGTACTCGCCTCTGTCATGCGCCTCATAGATGATCTGGCGTTCTTCATCATCCATGTAACCGTCAATGTGGACAGCAGGTATGCCTGCCAGATTGAACTTCTCAACCAGGTACTTGGAATGCTTGATCGATGGGCTGAATGCGATTGTCTGGCTATTCTCGCCATGCTGCATCCAGTTGTAGATGATGTCGCCTACCAGAGCCTTGTCGTTTTCATAGACCTTGCCTAGTGAATCTGGATCGTAATCTGATCCTCCGGTTCTGATTCTTCTTCTTCCCACACCAGATAGGTCAGGACGTTTACCACCGTAATAGTGGATTGGGCAGAGGTATCCCTTGTCCAGAAGTTCGCGTGGAGTGATCGGAAGAATGAGATCGTCATAGTGTGTTCCCAGACCTCTTGAATAAGGTGTGGCTGAAAGTCCGATCCAGACATTGTTATCTAACTCCTGCATCAACTTGGTAACTGTCTCATAGTGTGTATGACACTCGTCTACAATCGCAATATCAAAGTTGGTGTATTTGCGTCTGGCTAGCGTCTGAACACTGGCGATCTGAATAGGTGCGCGTGGATCATTCAGTTCATGTGATCCCTGCATGACTCCGAATGGCATCTGATGGTCTGTAAATGACTCAAGTGTCTGCTGTACTAGCTTCACTCGATCACAGATGAAAATACCTCGTCTGCCTTTCTTGTAGGCTTCATTCAGGATGTAAGCGGCTGTGATTGTCTTGCCAAATGAGCAAGGCGCAGCCAGTAGAGGTTTTTTGTTACCTCTAGCTAGTGATTCCCTTAACATTTGAACGGCCTTTTCTTGGTGTGGCCTTAGTTCCATTATTTTACTCCTTGGTCTGGCAGTTTTTTAATGCACGATCCTTTCCAGATCACACCAACTGTTTCATCAGATTCATCTCGCATTCTTGGGTCTTTTATAATTCTGCAATCTGATATTTCTTCTCGCATTTCAACGTAGAAAATTCCTTCATTATGCCTACTCAAGAAATAAACTGGTATCCCACCTGCCGCATCCGCATACATGACGCAATGCGCTCGCTTGTGTAATGAAAGCACTAGGTCTTGGAAGCGATAGAAATCATGGTTGTACCTGCATTTAACTTCAGCCAGAGCAACAACGTGTTTTCTCTTGTCGTCTCCGATCCGATACAAGGCATAGTCGATTCGTTCCCTGTCAGCCAGTTTGAAATAATCGCACTTAGCCCATCGACAAAACGCAGTGATGACATCTTGTTCGTTCTGTTCATCGGCTTTAGTAACACCGACATATTTTCTTGGATCAACTTCCCACATTTATTCCGGCCATAGTTGTCATTTAGAGGACTATTAGGTGACCTCACCCATACCTCATGTTGTTCATCTAGCAATTAGTCCGTTTGCGCCTAGTCATCAGCAACGATTATTACGGGGTTTCTCCGTCAGGCTCGTAACACCTGCCTCACCGTGTATACACAAATGTATATACTGGTCACCTTTTACGCTGTTTTTCCCGTCCTCAAAGGTCAGGCTGCAAATTCGTGCTTTCACGCGCTACTGCACACTGAGACAGTTTCAACGGACGGGGACTAAAGTCTTGAGAAATATAGCGGATTCGCTACAATGAAACCTGTGCCGGAGTGCGGTCACGGGTTTTTCCTTTGATTTCAGTCCGGTTCGCTAGGGAACTGCTAATTCCCGTCCGGCACATTTTTTAATTTACGCCTCTGGATCCGGTTCGTCAACTTGAACTTCGATGATCTTAACACCAGAGCATTTAGGACACTTTGGACGTTCGTCCAGATCAGCCCAATACTTATACCCGCACTCTAGGCATTCCATTTCTGCTTCAAAGTCATAGCTCACAAGTCGTACTCCGTTAGTGGCTTCATGTTGTCAGGATATTCGCTCGATGCAGCCTTCCACAAGTCTTTAGGACAACAGTTCTCATCCATGCCATCAACCGATATCAGAGTCAGTTCTTCAGGCTCATCGTAGGTGGCCTTGTAATATTTCCAAATGCAAGTATGCGACTCTGACGTTACGAAATCGTCAATAGATGTTAAGAATTCAGATACCATGTCTGCCATTAAAACCCCAAAGGACGCTTATGCGTCCTGATCGTAAACTTTTATTTCAAAGCCCATTGCTTTTTCATCAGCATATCTTAACCGCGCTTGCCAAAGCTCGTGTTCGCTATAATAAATGTCATTACGCACATTTACGCCATCATCATTAAACATACGAACGCCAATCGTTTTTCCTTGGCTATTTTTACGAATTTCTACAAATGTTTGCATTTTTGTATCTCCTAAGTGACTACAAGCAAGATACTAAGCGCAGTGAAAATTATTGTGTATTAGACCTTAGTCTAAGTTTCTTGGTAAAGATGCGTTTAATGCGCTTGAGGTCATCAATGCTGTAATTCTTTGGTGTGTTGTCTGTCTCGATGCGATCTAAGAACTCTTGGCCGTAACGCCAGACGATACCAATACGCATCTTGTCTACGTTTCCTGACAGGTAACGATTGCAGTGCTTGCACTGTCCGTGGATGTTATCTAGCCGGAATCTAAGATGCGGTGCGCTTCCACGCGATCTGTAATGCCCTGCGTCATAGCCACCGCCAAGTGATGCGCTTTTTAAGCTACGTCCGCATGAGATACAGTCTCTATTGCGGTCACGCCAACGGACATAGGCATTCACTGCTGCTTGCGCCTCTTTCGTCCACTGGCCTTTGGTCTTGAGTTTCTCTTTCTTAACGCGATCCTCTTGACGTTTCTCGCGCCTGGTCTTGTCGGCTAACTTATCTGCGTTCTTCTCTGTGTAATCTTTCAGGCACTCGTAGCCGCAGAAAGCCTTAAATCTTGAGATCAGAGATTCACTAGCAGGAACTTTCTTGCGACAGTTAGAGCAGCGTCTACTAACTGCTTTCATGATAGTGCGGCCAAGGAACGCTTACGCCTAATCGATCTGATGTGAATTGATTCATCTGTTCATAGAGATTCATCATCTCAACGGTTGATAGATCGGCTGTTGATTTCTTATCTGGAAACATGGCCTTCATGACCGGATGAACCATCTCTTTCTTAACGTACTCCTTGGTTGGAGATATCGGTGCTTTGATGATGGTTTTCATGTCCTCATGACCTGCTTCTGTCAGTGCCTTAGCAAGACGTTCGCAGTACAAGTGTAAAGCGCGATTCTGAGGATTAGTTCTAGGCTTGTCCTCATTGCCCTTTGTAATGACATCGATCTTCACCCAACCATGTTGTTTGACCAGGTGCTTCACATACTGCATCACGTTATCCATGCCACCTTCATGCGTGATAACCATTGTCTCTGGCTCTTTCATTTCGCTTTTGCCCTTGCTTGCGCCCAACATGATCCGCACTCATAAATGCCTTGCTCAAAGATCACAGCCTTCTCACCACAGTGACAGTTGTTGTTCAGTGGATCTTGCTGCTTTTCAATAATTTCTGATTGGATTAGCAGATGCTTCCACGTTTTGCCTTTGAGTATCTTGCTCACATGAGCATTGGTTATCTCAAACTTTTCTGCGATCTGCTTTTGAGTCAGACCTTCCGCATACAATGCGTGTATCAACGGGATATCTTCTGGGTCTATTTTGCGATGCACATTATTCACCCAATAGTTGCTCATTCAACTACCCTTTTTTTCTTCGTTTGGTTCAGACTTCTTTGCACCAAATATCTTGTCAAAGTTGTCTCCGAACTTCTTCTGATCGACTTTGCGAGGACGATCACCCTTCCCGACTAGACTCGTCCGCTTGCTCATGTTTGCCATTACACAACCTCTGCGATCAACTGATCTTTCGATATGCCTGTATAGCGACTTGCGCTACCGTGTTTCATATATGCTTGAGTCACAGCATCGTTCTCGCTATATGCCCTGAAAACACCGATCAGATTATTCCGATGTGTCACTCGATATAGTCTTAGCATTTTTGGATTTCTCTATGAAGTTTAACAATTTGATTGCAGCGTTTAGCTCTGCTTTGCATTCTTTGCAGTCACCCATACCAAGTTTGATATCGGCCATGCGGACATGACGTTTGATCCTGTCCATTTCATGAAAGTTCTTACTCATCATCTATCTCCATTTCTTTCGCGTCATCTATAATCTGGGTTTTCACCAGTTCCAATACACCTAATGCTTCAGGCACAGATAAGTTCCGTTCGTTGCCCATCTCGTTGATGCAATCGAGAATATCGAGCGCAAGTTCCTGCAAGTGATTCTGCTTGAAATTCGGATGAAACACGTTCGTCATTTTGCATACCTTCTCAGTTTGTTGCGCTTGATGTATTCAATGGTTGAAGTCGAGACACCGAATCGATCAGCTAGTGCAGGGTTCGATACTTTCCGCCATGCCGATTTCAATGTGTCCTGCTCAATCAATAACTTACAAATTTCATGAACATCATGTTCACTTAACTTTTTCTCCATGCCCACCTCAGTGCTATACTAGCCTCACCTCTATCGCTCCAGAGGTAGCCCGCAAGTCGCGGGCTTTTTTATGTCAGAAAGGAATCTGATCGTCTACTGGTATCGCATCTGATGTTGCAGCTTGTGGTGCAGATTGCACTGCATTTTGCTCCTTTGGCGTATAGGACATCGAAAAGAACTTAGTTCCATTCTGAGATTCTTTGATCCAAGCACTAACCCAGAACTCTTGTCCGTTGATCTCACAGTTACCCGTGTATTCAGGCTGCTTGTCATTTGTGCGCTTGTTGTTCTTAAACAGTGCGCCACGCAGATTGTTATCATACTGATTCACTAGATTTCTCCTTTTTACGAATCACTTCTTCTCTACAAAGAACGATACATTCCTGCAATCGTTCCATTAGCATCGGATCAGGCGGTGACTTAATCAGCCGCTTCCTGATCTCCTGCAATACTTCAATGATGTGTTCTGCACCTTGTTGCGTCATAGTCGCTCCTTTATGTCAGCCACTTCTTTCTCGATTATCTGGCAAGCATGAGTCACCAGGCGTTCAAGTTGGTTGATGTATTCTTCATCACGATGAACACGGATCAGCAGATTGGGCATTTGCGGATGGTACGACATGAAGTCCCACCACTCGCGTCCTGTAATCCATAAGCAGCCCATGACCTGCGCTTTGTACTCAGAAGGTAATGTTCCCTTCCGTAAATATTTGACATGAGTCGGTGGAGCAGGGCATTTGATCTCAATGCCACCTGCATCACCAACCAATCCATCAGGTGACACACCGCATCGCAGAGTTTCGTGCATACAGAACCCAACCTCAGTGACTTCATTGTCTGTCTCCAGTTCGTAGTTCATGCGAGCAAATGGTTCTAACTCTGTGCCACGCTGCATCCATTCAGTAACGTGCATTGGCGTAGATTCGCCAGTGACCAGTTCCGCAATCAAACCGTTGATATAAGATTCAGCCGATGATGAAGGCGTACCACTGGCTGTAATTAACTTGGAAAACCCAGAACCGCTAGGGCAACCTAATCGTGCCTCTAGCCATTC